AAGTAGACCTATTTCTATGTCCGCTGGTTCGGGACTTGTCCATGGAACATTCTTTTCTACTACTGGGCGTAGAAACTCCTGTGGGTGTCTAGGCTCCCAGCAGCGTGCATCTACACGTAAGCCATCCCACGTGAGCTTCAACTCACCGCTAAGGAACTGCCGACCACAGCGGTCACAGATCGCTAGCCATTGGCCGGGTTTATACGACATTACTTAATCCGGTCGAGCTTGTCTTCCAGCCTGTCGAAACGACCAAGAATCTCCGTTTTCATGGAGTCCATGTCTGATTTCTGAGCGTAGTTGACCTGTACGTGGAGTAGTCCATCTTGCACTACTTTAAGGTCCTGCTCTACTTTGTTAATTTTGTCTCTCATAAAATAAGCTAATAGTCCTAGTACTCCGTTGAGTACAACTGAACCTACTGCAAGGAGTATTGGGTCCATAATTACGCATCCTGTGATTTACGAACACGGACGATCATACTGCCCATGTCCCCTTCGTCCATGCCTAAGCCCTTCGTTGTAAGCTTGAGTTTACCATCTCCGTTGATACCGGAGCGGTCTTTGAATCCACCGAACGAACGGAAATCGACATAGCTGTCTGACCCTTGCGGGAGGACCCATGTCATGATACCTTCAACGACGTCAGAATCAAAGTGAATTTTTGCATCGAAGCCCGCGAAATTGTACAGTACATCCTCAACAACGAGTTTGTATGCAGCCGGGGTGATGTCATCTTTAGGATCAATTAAAACATAGTCCGTCATCTCATCCTGTTCCGTGCCATCTATGGCGAAGTGGAAAATAGCATGGCGAGGACCGTCAAGCAGTTTAGTACGAATAACACTCATCTTTTTCTCCAAAGTTGAAAGAAGGAGGGGGCAAGCGCCCCCACCCGTATTGCAAGTACTATTACATCGGTAGTTCGGCCCAAACAAAGTGACCAACACCGGATGGTGCAGTCGTAAGAGCCGCCAAATGGGCGGTAGCACCCGGAATGACGACCAGATTGCCGTCAAGGCGAGTACCAGCTTCGTGCGATTGAACGCTCACGCCCGACGTAAACCAAATCACGCCACGAATCCACACGCGCGTAACTGGCGCGACTGGAACCGTCAAGGCGGAATAGGCTAGTGCTTTCGCTGCGTTGGGGCTACCATCAGCCTGATACACAGTGACAGCGGTGGGCGAGCTCGGCGCAGTTGAATGCGGAACCGTCATCGCGACACCAATCGTTTGTTGAGCGGCAGGCACGGTGACCCATGCGAAACCAGCTTCAATAAGAACTAATTTAACTCCGGAACCAGGCGGGTTGTAAAGAGCCAAGCCCGTCATCGCCGTACCAACTACAGACAGCGTGGCCGCTGCGGGGTTAGCCGCAGTAAAGACCTTGCCTTGTCTGTTCAGATCAGCTACATTAAGTGTTGCCATTTCAGTATCTCCGTCGAAGGTTGGATTTCCCGAAGAAGGGGTCTTCGACCCCCTTATTCAAGTAAAGCAGTATATTAACGCTCGATTGCGTAGCGAACGTAGTCCACGTAGTTCAGATTACCACCAGCGCCGTTGCCGTTGACGGCAGAGACGAAGGGGGTAAGGGTAACACCAGTGGGGATAGTTGTAGTGGTGGAAGCAATTTCAGCGCCGTCTTGATAAGCACGTGCCGTATTGACTCCATCCCACGCAATAGCTAACGTCGTCCATGTCGCAGCAACCATAGTACCAGTCGTAGCCGCGTTGGTAATACCAGCATTAACCGTATCCGTTAGGATGCGAATTGTGGCAGAACCATCGAGAATACCAATAGCCAACAGATCATCTGTAGACGTGTCATACATGTCTTGCGGAAGCGTGATATCTGTAGCTTTCGTCAGACCCATCATGAAAATATTGTCCGTAACGTCGTTCGCGTACACACGGAATTCCATGTATGCACGTTTACCAACAGTCAATTGCACCGGTCCAACTGCAGCAGCCGAAGCAGCAAGGATAGCCGCACCTTCGTCAGCCGTAGCATCGAAAAGAGAGATTACACCCGTGTTGCCTAGACCAGCAGTAACCACCGGAAGAACCGTTCCGCCTGAGGACAGGATTGTGGTCCAGCCAGCAGGGGCATATGACGTCGCGGCATTGAAGCCGAGGAAGTCGTCAAAGAAAACTGCAAATTCAGCCGATGGCACCATACCCATTGTATTGCGGTATACGTATCCAGCAGCGGCACTACGTGGGCTATGTACGATTGATTCCGTTACGCCCATTCCATTCGTTGCCATAACTATCTCCTATCAGAGTTAAGGTTTGATAAACTGTCTCTAAACTTGTAATCATAGGTTTTTTTCCCATGATGTAGTAACTCAATACCCGGATCAAGCATCGTAGGAATTCCGGCTTTATTGGCCTCCTCGAAGAACCAGATATCTTCCCCTAATGACCGGTTGTCCACTATGCCACACTGAAAGTAGGCCTTCATGGGTTTCTCCGGATACTGAGGACTAAAGTACGTAGGGGCTGGTATCTGCTCAAACGCCTTACGTGTAATTGCTACAAACCCCATACCAGTACCTCGACTGGTCAGTAGGCCCTGCTCATTCATTGATTCTAGTCCACCATAGCCATTCACAAAGAAGCCGGGAGGGTCTTTCCTCATTGGATAAACACCTGCTACTATAGGGTGTAATTGAGAGAAGACAAGCAACCTTTGCATCGCTTCCCACTCCCACGACACATCTGAGTCTATACAGATCATCGTGTCACAATCTGTCTCATGCAGGAACTTATGTGTAATCTCGTTCCTTACTTGATGAATCAAGGCACCCCCTCGTATCACTACGAAGGAGTGCTTGACGTTTAGCTCTGTCAGTTTAATGGTCGTCTCTAACAGACTCATACAAGTGGGAGCAGCTATCACTTCGTCATAGCAAGGAACTGCTATGCAATAGCTACTCTTCGTCAGGTCTGCTTCAATTTCCACTAAATATCCAGTTAAAGATTTACTGCTTACGCACCCGGAGTTGCAAACAGGCCGCGGTAATCGGACCAACCATAGGCTTCACGATAACGCGTCTTGAACTTCGCGTTTTCGGTATCCCAATCGTTTTCCGTGCCGAACTCAGGCGCATCGCGAACGATACGCTTCATGCCGTGCGGTGCATTCGTGCGGATAAACCACGCGTCTGTATCGGTCAGGTAATGGTTCAGGGTAACGCCTTTGCTGAACTTGCCCGTATCTTTGAGCGCGTTCGTGTCGTTGTTCGCGGACGCAACGCGAAGATTGCTCTTCAGGATACGATGCGCTTCAAACTCCAACTGGGGCGGGATGATCAATTGAACCGGGACCAGCGAAATCTGCAGGCCACGATCGTTCTTCAACAGGCTAATGTCGATGCACGCTTGTTCCAGAGCGGCTTCGGACAAGTCCGACGCGGTGCTCAGAACGTTCGATTGCGTACCACCAGCGACGTTCGCATGTGAGGACACAGCAAGGATAGAACCGTCACCACCGGTATAGCCGGAGGTAAAGGCACGGTTGTAAACGTTCGCGCCAACAATCTCTTGCGTCTGGCGAACAGAGAATGCCAGACCTTGAGCTTTACGCTGACCAACCACGTCATACAGATCGTCGTCTCTCATTTCGCGAGTAATCACGAAACCAAGAGCGTAGACAACCGGAGTGTAACGGGTCGTGAACGCTTGACGTTCATTGTCGAAAGACACCGCAGCGCCTTCAGTCTTGACTTGCGCCAGACCAAAGCCACTAACGCCAACGTCTTCTTCCCATGCACGTTTGCTTGTTTGCTTCTCGAACAGCTGCTCAACTTCGAGCGGGTATTCGTTGTACGATTTGCCATACCACGCGTTCACACCGGGGAATAGGGCTTTCGCAAATGAACTTGTATTGATAGTCATTTTAGTTTATCTCCCGTTATGACACGTTGGTGCCCATGCTACCATATGCATGAACGTTAATCTTGACCAACAGTTTCTGCGATGCCGCAGCGTGCTCATTGTCTGGACGCTGGACAAAGCCAAGAATCTTCAACGGCAGAGTGACCGTGGTGGCCGGGACAGTTGCGCCCGTAGTTGCCGCCGAGGTACCCGTGGTCGTCGATCCAGAACCAATCGTGTATCCAGTGTTGCTTCCAATCAGCGCTTGGGTGCAGGGCACCGTTCCGCCGTCTTGCACTTCAAAAACCAGATCAGGTGCATCCGCCACCATCGCGATACGCTTCGTCAGCGCAGCACGATATTGCGGGGTGTTCAGTGACGTCGGATCAACAACGAAACCAATAACAGCGCCGACAAGGCCGGAACCAGTTGTTTGTTCTGTCGTAGCGAACGCGGTCACACAGTCGTAACCTTCAGTACCAGTAGCTGCGACCGAGCGAACCAAGTCACCAACGAAAACCGCCGTGGCGTCAGCCGCAGCAACTTCGTACAGGTTGAATTGGCCGTTGTACGGCGAGCCATTCTGGTGCTTAACAGGTTTGAAACCGTTAATGCGACTAGTATTAGCCATTGTAAAAATCTCCTAAATTAATTGGATATCCTCACGAGGCTTTGGGAATTACTTATCTCCAATAGAGAGTGTTCCATCAAAACCGCCAGAGGGTGTTTTTAAGCCTTGCTCCGTCGCATCAACTCTTGCAGCCTTCTCTTTCTTGTCCGCCTCGTACCATTCTTTGT